CAATGATCAGTTTTTGTAGAAAGATTGACATGTTATCCGCCCGTTCTTTAGAGGCGGAAATAATCATTATTTTTTTCTCAGCATCGTTAAACAAAGTCCAAAGCACAAAAGCCCCAGTAATCCAGGACTTCCCAACACCCCGGAAGGCTTGGATTTGTAAACGCTTTGGACCGTGCTGAAGGTAATCAGCGATTGCATATTGTGCACGAGTAGGGTTAGGCAGATCAAGCTGCGCCCACAGAGCCTGCAGGAACAGCTTGAAATCATCTTTAAGTAAGTCTAGGGTGTTCATAAATTAAGGAACCATAATTGTTGATCCAGTACCAAACGGATCCATATCAACCCTTCTAGGCAGTGAATCTGCGCCAGTATAACCGCCAGTCATGTCTTGAAAACCCAAACGAACACTACCGTTCATTTGTTGTAATTTTTGTTGAACTTTAGCTTGTTGTTGACGTTTCAATTCATTAGTTTTAGCGCTAATAATTTGACGATTGTCAGGACGATTTCCAAGCGGACCATAAGATTGTTCTAACTGTTGGATTTTTTGTTGTGCTTGTTCTGGAGACATACCTTCAACAGTTGAACGCAACAAACTTAAATCAACCTTATGGTCAATTACAACTTTACCACCTTTAGCATTAATATTACGGCGAACGTTTTCTTGTTGCCTGTTTCTATTTACTTCCTCTTTTGTTTGAGGTGGACGCAAACGCATTGATGCACGTCTATTAACGTTTCCAGCATCACCACGAGTTGCCAAACGAACAGAGCTACGCTTATCTGTTAAATTACCTTCTTTAATTTTAAGAGGTGGTCCAGTATATCCTACAGCTTTATAAGCAGAAATTAAATTAGAACCTGGATTGTTTCTTAGATAAGTTTGAACTGCTTTAATTTTGTCACCTTTAATCCGCTTAACGCGTCTTTTTGACATTAGTGAATATACTCCATAATTAATTTTTCACGGAGTCTATTGACTCCAAATTTGTCTCTCATCCAAGAGAGCACGGGTGTACTTCCTTTGTCCTGATTACAACTGGTACAAGCACACACGACATTCGTTGCAATGTCTTCACCGCCACGAGAGCGAGGATGGACATGATCGATAGATAATTGAGATAAGTCATAAGTCTTTCCGCAATAGATGCAAGTGTGGTCGAAATGTTCCTTAATGCTGCGCCTCCACAGGCGCTTAGCTTCTGGAGAGGTCATAACGATTAAGTTGTAGAGGTAGTCGTCAGGGGTAGGAAGTAGGGGAGTCATGCGCGGCCTTTACGTGCTCGGTTTTTAGATGCTGCTTCGAGGAATGTTTTACCATTCTTTCTGTGGGATACATCTTTACCATCGCCATTACCGTAAGTGCCACGTTTACGATTCTCCTTATTTAATGCAGTACGTTTTTTAATCTGTAGTTTAGATGCGTCGTACTTTTTCTGATACGATTTGTAGTTACCGTTGGCGTATTTAGCGCCACTAAATTTAGACTTTCGGGCCATAGAGTCTCCGTTGGACAAGTTCAGGGTCAACAGTAGGCATTACTGCTGCAAGTTTATCAAGGGGGCTGCCTTCAAAAGCGACCCCACTAATGTCATTAGTCTTCAGCCAATCACAAGCTGCTTTTAGGTCAGCAGTAGAAGCCTCGCCAGACTTAATTCTAGCCAAAAATTCTTTTGTAACAAGGTTGTGGAGTTCATTGAATTGGTCTTCAGTTGCTTTCTTTTTCATTAGTCCCAACTTCTCCTACGCATACGGTCAATAATGCGTTCCATTTGTGCTTCAGTTTTAGGTGTAAGACCACCTTGTGAACGCATTTGGTCGAGGATTGCTTTATCTACCCTAAAATCTGATTCATCATAATTACCAGTAACACCAGCCATCAAAGTTTGACGCTTTGTTTTAGGTTTGTTTTTTTTAATGTTTCTGGCCATAATTAAATAAATCCTTGTTCAGCTAATGATTTGTTTTTAGATTTAGGTTTCTGTGGAAAAAGTTTAAGAAATTTTTTTAAAACATCATCCATTTGTTTGACACCAGTAACTGGAGAAGTAGCTCCTGGCATTTGATCTAATGTACCGCTACCAGCGTATCCCATGGGACCTTGATAATCAGCACTAGGACCACTACCCATTTTAGCTCGTTTTTCATAGCTAGCATAAGGTAAGATTAGCATCTGCCCTACTGCATTTTCAACTTGTCGTTGTTGAATGCTTAGCCTTTCTAGGGCAACGTCTTTTTTGTCACCTTTACCCATTTTTCAGAAGCATTTGATCAAGTTTGTTTTCGATGCGGATCATGTGAGATTCCATTTTATTAACGGCTTCACTAAATTGTTCTTGAGGAACATAGTTAGTTGCAACACGTAGTTCAAATGCGTCAACACGACGATCCAATTCAGTTATTCTGTTGTGTAGTCGATTTGTAATAGCAGCACCGCCAGCAATTACTGCCACAAGCGCTGAGACACCAGCTTCAATCATTGATAATAGATACAATAGGTACGATGTCGTGGCATAACACCTCTACTCGACTACCGGGTCGAAATGTGAAGCCAGCTTTCATTATCTCAGTGCACTTCAATGCTCGGACAAGTTCGTAGTCCAGTCGCATCTTTTGTTCATGCCGTCGCGCAATTTGTTTACAGGTTTCTACCATACCACCATCTAGCGGTACAGAAAAGCCAACCTGCACTCCAAAATTACTTGTACGTTGGTAACTATCGGTATGAACATCACCACCCATATAGAATGGTTGGAATGTCATAGTAGTCCCGTTACATGAGTTACCATTTACAAAATATTGGCGGCTTGGTGCACCATTGTTTTGGAATTGTACAGCTTGATTAGTAACGTTACCCGTAGCAGCAGCTACAGGTGACGCACTGTTCTGTACCGTAGGTTCCTCAGCATACGCAGGTGTTACTGCGAGAAGACTGACAAGGAAGTAGTGGTAGAGACTTGTTGGATTGTTTCGGTGATGTCGATTGTTTCGATTACCCCGGCTGTCCGTTCTGTAATCTCCAGTTGAAAGGGATCGCCAGCAGTGGTTACTGAGAACGTTGTTGAAGAATCTTCGATTGAACCACTTGGTGTTACGTTGGTTCCAGACCATGATTTATAAGCTCCACCGTACACTTCAGTGGCAATCGTACGGTCAATATCGATTGTAGTTGTAGTAGTAGATTGCATACTACCTTGTGTAAAATTAGGTGTGACGGATTGAGCCGACACAGGTGCTGCCAACAGCATCAGCAGAATCAATTTCTTCATTTGTTTTTTTCACGAGTGATTGAAAAAGTTGCCAAGGTACCAGATAAAATAGAAGCAACATAAGTCGGATCCATTTTACTCATCCATCCTGCGTATGATGCGGTGAGGAGTCCGGCGGACCAGACAAGGACAAGGAATTTGATGAGTCCGTCTTTTTTGTTATCTTGTTCCATGCCTGTTTAAATACGGGTTTAAATAAACTAACTAGGTGTTTAAACAGTGAAGTAGCGGTTAGGGTGGCAGCAACTGAAACAAAAGCTGTTGTAGCGGCTGTAACCAAAACTTCTCCACTAGGTACCGGTAATGTAACATCAGTACCGGGTACATCAAAGGTTTGAACCTCAGGAATTTTTGGTGGAGGTGGGATTGGTATAGCGGGTGGTTTAGGTGTAGTAGATTTTGACTGTTCCTTAGCAGGATTAGACTTAACACCAGGAGGAGGTCTAAGGTCGCTAGGAGGCACCACCAAGGGTTTGTAAGAAGGTATTTCAGCCCTTGGTACCTCCAGTACCGGAGCAGGTAATTGAAGCGGCTCAGGGAGCGTTATAGACGGGAATACCGGTGGTTCTCCCCATTCCATTATTTGTTAGGAAAGAGACCGTTACGAATAAACTCAACTGCTTTGTCATCAATGTCATTGTCGGTTGACTCAGCAAGTTTTTCTAGCATCTCAACGATTAACACTTTGACACGATCAGATTGCAAAAATTTGAAAAGAATTGGACGAATAAGGGTGATCATAATTATTCTCCGATAAGGTTAATTCAGGACCAAGGTTTACCACTGGCACGAGTAGGTGCAGCCTGTTCATTGATTTGTGCAGCAAGAGCAACTTCAACTTGACCAACTGCCAGCGCAGTACGCTCTTCAGCAGTACGCTCGTTACCTTCTTCATCAGTTTCGTTGATTTCGTTGCCAAGTGCAGCTTTAACCCAACCAACACAAACTTCTTCGGTCAGTTCACCGTAAGGAATAGTAACTTCACCGTTAACACCAACACTACCGTAAGCACCAGAATTATAGGTACCATCAGTTGCACTAACAGTGTAATGAACAGTGTTGACTGCACCATCAGCGGTAGTACGATCAAGGTTGTTAACAGCCCAAGTGTAAGTAATAGCCATGATAAATGATAAATGTGTTTGAGTGAATAAAAAAAAGAGCCCCGACTAAGCGGGGCGTGTTATCAGAGACCTGCAGCAGTTAGACGTGCTTCAAGATCATCGATCTTCGCAAGAGCTTCTTGCAACGCAGCGGTGAGGAGCGGGACCAGCTTTGCTTGGTCAATACCTTGGTACTCAGGATTTCCTTCATTGTCCACTGCATCCTTCTCGCCAGTAATAGCTTCAGGGACAATGGTCTGCACCTCATGCGCCAGGAAGCCGTCAACAGTCTTTGAGGCGTCTGCAATAAAATTAAAGCGACAAGGCTTAAGTGCTTTAACACGATCTGCAGCACCCACCATTGGGGTAATGTTTTCCTTGAGGCGGTAGTCGGAGGAGGTGCTGTAAACGGTTGCACTACCGTTGGTTGAGATTGTACCTACTTGACCATTTGGGTTATAAAAAGCGTGATGGTTACGTGAAGCGGTACTATCTCTAGACGACAGCATCACAACAGAGGTGCTATCAATTCGTTTGGCGTTAGCAGCTCCAGTAGTTAGGTCACTTGACGACTCTGTACCAAAGAATACTTGACCTGCGAAGAAACCACCACCTCGATAACTGACATTAAAAGTCTCTGTATTGTTTCCGTTAGTGACCTTGAAAGCTTTGTTTGTGTCAGTTGTTTGTGTGTTGGAGGCGTGACTGCGGATACCCGTAGCAGCCGTAGAATTGACATGCAGTGATGTTTGCGGATCGGTCGTGCCAATGCCGACGTTGCCGTTGGAAACGATATACATTCGCTCCGTCGGAGAGGACGCGCCATCAGCAGTAGTGGAGAACACAAGGCGGCCTGGCATGTCACTTGAGCCGGACGTACCATCAACGTGAGCTCTAATTGAAGCTGCAGCTATAGTATTGCTTCCATCATGTTCGCCTTGCCACGTAATTTCTCCTAAATTTTTGCCATCAGAAACTGAGGTGCCGTCAGTATAACGTTGGAAACAAAAAGTAGCGCCCCTATCTGATCCTGCGCCGGCAGAATTAAACCTTAACAAAATACCAACTTCTGCATCTGCATCGCTCGTGACTTGCAATAATGGATTTACAGTTGTACCATTAAAGTTTGGATAGCTTGATGTACTAGACCTCCCAACCAGCAGGCGACCCGATGTGTCGATTCGCATATGCTCATCAGCAGTTCCACCACCGGTTCCTTGGAAAATAAATTGTCCGTTAGCTGCGTCGTTTCTGGAGGAAAGATAGAGATCGCCTGTTGCAGCTGCAACTTCACTATAGGTATTAGTCCCATCAGAATCTCTCAGTCGGATTCGTGGACTTGCATTGTTAATTTCAAGCGGCGCCCCAGGACTAGTCGTACCGATGCCGACGTTGCCAAGAAAGTGGGCATCACCACTGTTGGATTTCAGTAAAATCGCATTGTCACCAACGTTGACGTTGTCGTTGCCCTCCTTGGGGCTGAGGGTGTTGGTCGCAGCATCACGTTCCCAGTAGGACGTATTATCAAGATAATCCTTGGTAACGAGGGTCGTTCCAGCGTCAGATGCAACGGTGGAGTTGCTTCGTGCTTTGCCGCTGATGTCTAGCTTGACAGCTGGACTACTCGTCCCAATACCAACTTTACCAGTACCATTAGGTTTGATAATAATATTACCGTTAGAAGTACTTACAATTTCTTTGCTATTAACATCCAAATTACCACCAAGTTGTGGTGTCAAATCAGACAACAGGTTGAACGCAATAGAACCTTCAGGAATAGTAACAAAACCAAGTTGCTGATCTACTTCAAAGAATGGGTCGTCAGTTTGGTTACCACCAACGGTAAACTTACCGTTGTGATCAGTTACAGCAGTCCAAATTTTACCGTTGTTAAGTTCAATTTTTTGTTTGCTTTCATTAGGTACACCACCATTTTCAGGTAATGCACGATAATCAGTACCACTACCAACGTATTCCATAGTATGACCGCTGGATGCGATCATAGAACGAAGATAAAACGACACAGCAGCATTATCACTTATTGCACCGTTAAGTCCAAGGTTTTCACTACGGTTACTAGGATTAGGTCTGCTAATAGTTACAGTCCAACCATTATTACCCTCACTATCAGTTCTGGCAGTAGCAGACAAGATAGGATAAATAACACTGTTAACTTCAACCAACATGTTAGTTCCAGGTCGTTCGGCATCACCAAACCACCCAGTACCAGCAGTGGGTTCGTTAATGTTAAAGCTAGTGGCACCTGATGAAGCAGCTCCATCAACATTAGACGTAAAGATAGCAGAAGTAGATTTACCATCAGCAACCAATCCTTGGTCACCAAAATCAGTGGTAGATGCAGCCAAGTTAGCCTGACCACCATTTAAACACTTAATATGGTATTTGTTGAAAAATGCATAGCTACTGGTAATTTGAGTGTAACCATTATTAACTACAAGGATACCAGGACCATTAAGACCAACGTGTGTGTAACTATCTGCAACCATAGACCGCAAAGGGCTGGCACTGTTTAGCACAGCACCATCAACCAACATACCCCCACCAGTGGGTGCGGAATCAGTGTCACCAGCCAAACCACCAGCAGGTTGTTCAGCATTCAAATTACTGTTATCAATCTCACTGTCAGAAAAGTTAGTGCAATTTTGAATGTAAGGAGATTTATAAATTGTAGCGCCAGAATAAAACGCAAAGTTCCAACCTTGATTAGAAGGTAGAGTGGAATCTAAAGTATTGGTTCCTGAGTTGTTGGCTTTCATACCAGTCAACGTCAGGTTCTGAATAAATGAACCACTGTTCAGTTCAAACAAGGCATGGTTTCCACCACTTTGGTCGCCTTGAGATGCAACAGTTGGGTGCACAACACAACTACGTAGTGCTTGTCCAATGATAGAAACGTTTTTCTTTTGAATTTGGATAGGTGCAGCTTCTTGGTACACACCAGCTGCAACAATTACAGTACTACCATCACCATAAGTAGAATCAGCATTGATTTGGTTAATAGCTGCTTTAATAGTACGTTTAGGGCGGCTAATACGGTGACCGTCGTTAGAGTCACTACCGTTTACATCTACATAAACAACTTTAGGTTGTTCAGTAAAGGTACCACCAGAAGCAATCGGTTGCCAAGCAGTACCATCCCAAACAGACAATGTTTTGTCGTCTGCAATATCAACCCATACCGCACCTTTACCTACACCAGTACCAGATGGTGTACTGTTTTGCACATAATTTTCAAAACGACGGATAGCAGCAGAAGCAGTAAAAACTTTAGTATCACCACCAGTAAGGTCATAATCTGCTTCTTGATCGGCTAATTGAACCTTATCAACACTTTTAATCCTGTCAAAATCAACAGAATTAGCACTAATACCAATGGTTACTTGACCGTTAGTAGTAGTTTTATTGAGACCAGTATTATCAACTAAAATGTCATTTTCAATAACATGGTCCGTAAAGTTTTTAAGAGCACCAGTAGTAGGTACAGCATTGTCATTGTCAGGCATGACATCAGATGCTGCAGCCAGTTCAGCCTTAGTAAAGGTGTCGTTTACCTCATCTTGGAAACGAGCATCCAATGCAGCAGTGGTTGCAATTTTAGTATCATTACTTACCCACGTATCACCAGCATACAAAGTATTATCATACCTATCCCAATAATAATCTTTTAGGTATTGATCAACATCATCAGGAATGCCAGGACAATTAGACTCTTGAATAGCATACTTTAGCTGTTCAAAGTTATTGTTTAGGTCATCAGAACGGATAGCTGATCCAGGGTTGAACAATGCACGAATGTCATCTATCTGAGTGATACGACGAATTTTAACATTATCAACAGTAGGTTCACCTGGATCAACAGGTGTAGCAGGAGCGGGTGGAGCCGTGCTTGTAAACTCTACAATAGTAGGGTTAGCATCAGTAATACGCCAAGGGTATGTCCCATCAGTCGTGAGCTTTTCGTCGTATTCTTTAGTTGTTGCGTTCCAAAAATAAACGTGAATCTCAGATTTAAAAATATACGGGAAGTCAAAAGAAAATTGTGTCTTTGTCCCGTTTCCAGCTTGAATTGTTTGTACGTCAGTACACGACATAATTAGAATTACCTACGAATGTTTAAGTTTTCATCCAAAGTTCGGCCCATTTGTGAAGCCCTAGAACGCAGACGTGCTTCGATTTCTGCATTCTTAATTTCTCCAAGTAGCATTGGATCCAGTTCTCCATAAGCAGCCCGCTCAGCAACACGTTGTGCTTGCCCAAGTCTGATATGGATACGATCAAAGTCATCAATACTGACTTTATCAGATGTAATACCTTGCTTTCTAATATCACGCAACCGTGTAATAGTTTCAAAGTTACCAGCATCACGCATGATGTCTTGAATAGCAGCTTTAAAAATACCTTGTTCTCCCATAATGCGGAACAATTCGGAGCGTAATTGTGGCTTTAATTTAACACCATTTTTAGTCCTAAACGTAGAAGTAACATCGTACTCCATTTCTTGTAGGAACTTTTCTTCAATAGACTGTTCACTATGAACTTTCATGGGACTATAAGCATTCCACAAACGTTGCATAAATGTATAGCCATTAGGTTTCACACCAGTAACAGGGCTGTACACATAAGGAGTATTGGCACCTTCTGTCAACATAAACGTGTTACGGTTAGCAATTGTTTGTGCAAAACCTGAGTCAAGCTCAAGCATACCTTCCCTAAAGATCTTATTCCACTCACCACGTTGAGAAGCAAGGGGACCAAGAGAGTTAACCAATCCACCAGCCCAACGTTCAAGAGAACCAGGGTTTCTAGATGCAATGTCAAACAAAGGTTTCATGCTAGACAAGGCAGTTCTGTCAGAAACAGAAGCACCAATAACAAACGCCAGTTTATTAAGCCGGTTTTCAACAGCAGCTTCACCAAGCATATCAAAGTTATCGGCTACATTGACAGTCATTGCCAGCCAATCAGCCAAAGGTCCAAGTGCTTCATAACTATACCACTTACCATCTAAACCTCTAATGCTACGTTTTTGCCAGATAGAGTTTTTCTCTCGTGATGCTTGTACTTCTTTGTCATAAATACCGTCGCCAGTAATATTATCATTCATGACCAAGAATATAGCACTGGTAACTGCAGCAGTACCAATAGCTTTACGACCCATTGTTGTGTACTTTAGGTCAGTAATCCGTTGCTGTTTTGCAAAAGAATCCATCTCATCAGGATTAATATTGCGAGCACGCAGTAGGTCATCAATATGATCTTCGTTAGAAAGTAGATCTTTGAGAGGAGTAAAAGCTAGTTCATTAACATCACGTTGGAATGGCGCCCAAGGTGCGTATTTACCAACCATTTCAATAGCATTCATACCCGTAGTGGGGAAGAACAAGAAAGGTCGGACTGCAGGGAATCTCTCTACCAAACCACTGATTGTATCAGCCAGTGGAGTATCGAGGTTAAGTGCCATTTCATCTGTAGCATACTTAACTGAGTCATCCCTCAAGATACCATTTTTATCAAACATTGCCTTATAATATTTATCAGCAATTGGTTTGACATTTTCTTTGGTTATGGGCAAACCTGATTCTGCAAGTTCATCCATTGCTCTAAACCTAGACTCAGCAGTAGCATTAAAGACAGCAGTAAAGCCATCAGTTGCAGTCAAAGCATTAGAACCAAAACGCAATACAGGGTCTTTACTGAATGCTTGAAGCATCTCAATTTGGTTTACAATATACTGTAGACCCATTTCACCTTCAGATGCTTTGGTATCAGCAGCCTCACGTAAAAATTCCATCTCTCGCTCTTGGGTAAGCAAAAGGTCAAGACGTGTTTCTCTACGTACAGCATTAGGATCAGCACTAGCTTTTCTAAACAATTCACCAGCATAAGGCATTGCTTTAGCCAGTGTGTCGTTGATAGAGCTATATGCAATAAAACCACGTTGAATAGTTTTAAAGTCACCGTGTGCAAGAGCACCAGCAAAGTGTGCAATTGGTTGGGAGATAATGCCACCAAAGTTACCTGCAAGGGCTGCAATAGGAGTCTTAAAACCGGACAACATACTGTTGTACACATTAGACCATACGCCAGCCACAAGTTTGTTTTGTACTTCAGGGTTAGGATCAAAGATACCTTTACCCACGTTTACTGTCATATCAGCGATGTACTTATTCATCTTAACGATAGTATCAACGTTACCGTCGGTAAGTTCATAAGCCATCAAGAACTGATCCATCAACTTAGGTTGGTTGTCAGCAATCTGACGCATGGTATTAGCAAACCGTTGAGAGTCATTGAAGATACGTCGGGCAGTTTCACCAGCACCAATTACAGTAGCTTCGTTATAACCTTCAATGTTTTTAAAACCATTAGCAATCTGACGCATCAAACCCATCTTACGGTTTTTGTAGTACTTAGCAGAAGACGAAAGTTGAGTGACATATTGCATCATGTCAATGATTTTATCTTGTGCTTCACGTACTGCAGCAGTACCTTCCATCAAGCGGGAACCTTCAGACAAGTCAGCAATACGACCAGACAAAGAACCAGCAAGTAATGATTGGGCACGTGCCACATTCATATTTGATAATTCATCACCATAGCTACGCAGTGCCCTAGAAGCAAGAGAAAACCCTTCTTCCATAAGTACTTCTTGCCCTGCTTCATTTCTAGTAATAAAAGGCTCCAACACTTGACGGAGGTCTTCTTTACTCATACGAGGATCAAACAATTGAATTGCTAGATCTTCGTTTGCATCCAAAACGTCAGCATATGAAACAGTCCAATTGTTGCTTACCATGCCAATCTCACCAGCTTCTTCAAGCTGTCTAGCAAGACCAAGTACAACATCTTGACCATTTTCAGTGCTAGTTAAAGCATATTTAAGAGCAGGCTCTGAGATCATGTTACCCAAACGACCATGAACAGTGTCAAGGTTACGGGCAATACGTGCACTGTCAATAGCAGCACCTACAACACCAAAATCATCCACAGTACGTACACCTACTTCAGTGTAGTCGTACATATCATGAACACCTTTAAGTGGGCGATCAAGGTTAGGGTTAAGTGAATAGTTATACATACCCACTTCATCCAAAGCTTCCTCTTGACGCATTACAGAACGTGCAACAGCTTCCTCAGGAGACTCTTCTAAAACACCAGATTTCCTGTAAGTTTCAAGTAGCTGAGCTTGGTCGTCAGGAGCTAACTCATCCCATGGTGTACGAGTACGTGTGGCTTCAGCTCTAAATTGTGGATCAAGGTTTTCTGCATTGTTCCAGACACGACGTGCCTTTGTGATTTCAGTAGCTTCAGGTTTGTTACTTTCTAACCATCTCCGTGCTTGATCTGTCTCACCAACCAGCTGGTCGGACTGCCGCAACGCAGCCTTAGATCCAGCTACTGCAGAGACAAACCTGACACCACCAATAGCAAGGTCAGTAACAAAACCCATCCCAAGGTCTTCGTAAATATTCTTTTGACGCTTCATATCAGCGTCATCAGTTTCAAGGGTAGCAATGCTATCAGGAATAAAATCAAACGTTTTTGGGAATGATTGTTTAAGAGTACCAGTCAGGTTATCCTCTTCATATTCACTGCTAACAGCACCGACAATAGCACCAGCACCTGCTTCAATACCGCGTTCACCAATCCATTGGACAAATTTATTGTTACCAATGGACCAACCAACACGACTTTGTGCAGAACCACCTAGCGCTTTACCGGTACCACCAATCATAAGAGTAGGTGTTACAACAGCTGAAATTGATCGTACTGATTCAGCAACTTCGTCTTCAAATTTAGTAGCCTTAGGGATGTTAACGCCAGGAATAATGTTAAGGAGATCAACGCCAAAGTCAAGAAGACCTTGACCAACAGCGCTTGTACGTTCCTTAACTTGCTGTGCATATTCACCTATATCTTGACCAAGGATGTTACCTTGACCTTCACCATACTTAGCGTTGGCTCCAGGCTTGACAAATGGAACACCATTACGATATTCAATGTCTTCTACATCATACGTTTTGCCGTTATTAAATGTGATAGTTTCACCAGAATATGCTTCTTCCGTAGAAGTAGCTTGGGGTTGAGGTTGTTTAGATTCCTCTTCCGTAGAAGCTGGATCAGGTGTTTCAGCAACTGGATCAGGCATCTCAACATTATCAGGGTCTACCTGAAGCTGTTGACGATACTCTTGTGTTAGTTCTAACTCACCTGGATCCTCTCTAAAAATCTCACTAGGATCGTATGCCATAGTTTAGTTCAATAATGATTCGAGTTTGTCGATGTCTTCTTGTGTAATTGGTCGCATCAAACCGCCCAAATGTAGGTGAGTTTCATGCTTGGGGTCACCATCACCAGGACCAATAATTTCTTCAAAAAGATCCATGGATCTAATTGCTTCTTTAAGTTGACGAGTTTTTTCAATTGAGGCATTGTACTCACCAACTTGGTGTGTAATGTCAAAAGCCTCACCATAGCCATGATAGCTGTTACCTGCATGTACAGGTGCAACACCACCAAAGTCAGGATGCTCTGCTACTTTAAAACCAAGTTTTTCAATTAAAGTACCTGCCAAAACATATGGTTCACGGTTATCTCGATAAGTCAGTGCACCAGTAAATGAGCGTTTAAAGTTATCACGCAATACTGCAGGACGTTGAAGCCTTTCCGGGTTAACACGGCGTGCACGAATTTCCTCAAGTGCTCGCATCCTACTTTTTTGTCCACCCAATTTGTTGTAAATAATCTGACGAAGACGTGGGTCTGCTTCAGCATTAAGGTTTTGAACAAATTCTGGTATTTTAAGTTCACCTTGACCGTTAGCTTTAAGTGCCCTGTTTGCTACAACAAAGGGGTCCATTTTACCACCAGTTGTTCCTACAATGTAATCAACCATTACAGGAAATTTAAATCCAGGTTTACCAAAGTTTTCAAGTAAATACTCACCTTCTTCCTTAGTCAAAACTCTGTAAGGTGTGTTCAAAGCTTTATTCATGGCAGTCTTGTTGCCACCCCAATTTCTAACAAAGGTGTCGAAATCTTTAATTCGACGCATACCAACTACAGAAGAGTTAGCTGTACCTGTTACCAATTTTGGAAACGTGGGGTTATTGCTAGAAGTATTTAAATCACCTTTATAGTATTTGTTGCCAGGGTCGCTTACATCAACTTCACTTTGAATTTTAAGAGCAAGTTCAGGAATCAATGCATCCAAGTTAACATTAGGATCAACTGCTTGTGCAGCTTGAATCTGTGCCTTAAGTTCTTTTTCAAGTGCATTGCTAAGGAAAAATGCAGCACCAGAGGAATCAGCTGGATCCAAGAACCCAAGCTGTTTACCTGCAAGTTTACCTAGAGATTTAACTGCATCTTTATACACATCAGATTTATAAACTGCATCATAAGCATCTAACTGCCTTTGCAATGCAATACCAGTTTTATAGTCCAGCTCTAATGCAGAGTTAACCATTTGCTGATTAAGAAGACCTAGCTTAGCGTACTTAGAATAAGCTTCTAAAGTCTCACGTTTGTTGACAGCTTCAAGAGTAAACTGTTCCTTAACCTTATGATACCATGACGGTACGTATTGAGGACCAATCTGAATTGTAATTTGTTTAATACCTTCTTCTACATCAGCCTTAGAAAGATTACCGTTGGCAATTCCTTCTAGAATAATTGCGCTAAAATTTTCTTCAATAAATGATTCTCTGTGTCGTGCGTCTTGAGCATCCATAAGACGCATACGGTTTTCTGATGCCTTTTCACGTGCCAACATCATTTCGCCATACCGACCCTTACGTTCTCCAAAAGTTGTTTCACCAGTCTGAATGGCAGCAAGTTCTTCAGGATCATAAAGGTACTCCCCTGTTTGGGGATCTGTCATTATACCAAGCTTTTTTAACTTGTCTAATGCACCTTCGTACCCAAGAATAGAAACATGAGTCATCCACCAACTTTGGGCTTGATTAGCAAAATCAACTGTACCTGCCGCTTGACTTAGCAAATAATCTTCCCTAGCTAGTGTAGCTTCGTTATTGGTTTTGACAAATTTATCAACAGTTTCGTGCTCTTGAATAGCACGCCATTGCATATATTTTTCAATACCAGCTTTGTTATACTCACGTTCACTAAGGTTAATGTTATGCTCTTTAATGAATAGACGTGCATAAGCATCGTGAACTGCATTCGTATATTTAGGGTTAGCTAGTGCAGCCCTGATAGTCATCTCTTGACCATCAATATTAATCACACGGTCTTGGTTTTGTGCAACTGCATTTTTAATATACAAAGGCATCTCAACACCCAACATGTGGTTGTTGTTAGCTTTGTCTATCTTATGAGTAGTAGCTTGGTTAGCAACCCGCATCATAGAGATAGTTGCAGGGTCTTGCCCGTTAGCTTCCTCTACATCAGCTTGGTGTCGTTCTATTTCTCCACGTTGATCTAACTGATTTTCAGCAAACTTGACTACAAGTGTTTCATCAGTCAAGACCAAGTTTGAGTATTCAAGTTGCGCTTGCCACTCTGCTGATTCTCGTTGCCTTTTTTGTTCAGCTTCTGCTGCTGCAGCAAGGGAGGTGCTGAACTTCATCAGCCCCTGCATTGTTTTATCTGCAACATCAGCATTTATTTGCATCTGTTGCTGCTCAACATCAGCTGCAAGCTGGCGGTTAATCTGCTCAGCACGCGCTGCTTCTTGTTGTGTTTTAAAATTCCTGGCAGCTACACGATCAGCATAGTCAGCGTCTTGTTTCATCTGAGACAATATCTCTTGTCTCTGATTGTACTCCCAGTTTTGTTGGAATTTTAAATTATTGATAACCCTATTACTTTCTTCTTCCATACGGGCAATGGAAGCCCTGCTAAGTTGAATAGGTTTAAAACCTACGTCAGCATCCTTAGGTCTGTGTCTTAGTCGTGCCATAATTTAAATTATTCAATGAATTTTTTTAGATTACTGTATACACCACCGGCTGCAGCGGAGCCTACCTTGCTAAGATCAGCGACAACGTTACCTGGCTTTGATGCATAGTACTTAGAAAACCCTGTAGCTGCACCAATAACACCGCTAACAAGCGGACCCCAAGTGCTTTGTTGTGCAGGTGATGGAGGAACGGCTGCATCTGGATCAGCTTCAAATGGAGGTGCAAAGACACGTTCAGGAGCTTTTTCAGGCTTGGGAGCATAAGCAAATCTCTCAGGTCGGATCCCAAGGTTAGCAAACGCTTGCAGTTTCTTGCCATACTTCTCAAGGTCAACAGCACGAATGTCACGTTCTGCTTGAGAAATAGCACTTTCCAAGTCAGCGTCCAATACACGCAAGTTAAACTTAGCATCATAAGTAGCTTCCAACATGGCGTTATCAATTTGTTTCTTTTTAATGCCAAGTTGTTTAACTGCGGTTGCAGTATTAGCCTCTAGTTCTGCCAACTGGATAGCAGCTTGCTTACGCTTGCCAGACAACATATTAGAAAGTTCTGCAGTGTCTCGATAGTACTGAGCAAGGGTAGATTGCATACCTTTTTGACGTGATTTACCAGCTTGACGAAGAGCTGCGTCACCACGTTCTTGTAAACTTTTAACAAGGTTATCTTGCTTTTTTAAATCAACTTGCTCAGTAAGATTTTTAATTTCTTGATTAATATTAAGCTTACCAGTAATATTTTTATTAACGACTGATTCAAGCTCAAGGTCAGTCAATTGTCTATTAAAAGCACCCTCTGTAAGAGCCTTTTTTAGGGTTGCAATTTGATCCTCCCGATCAAACATCTGGCTTTTAAAAGTGTTAGCCAGATTAGCTTCAATATTGGTATTAGCTAAAGCAGCTGCTTGTTCAGCAAACTTTGTGTTTTGAGAGTAGATGTCAAGATCTTTATTATAACGCTTGAGTGCATTTAAGTACTCAAAATCTTGAATTTCATTCTGACGTTTCCAAGTTGCAAGCGCAGTTTTATATTGAAAATCACGTTGTTTATAGTAATTTTCCTGATCTACTTTCCAAACTTGACGATTGTAATTGTTTGTATTACGTACGGATTGTTTTGCAGCTTTCTTTTGCTTTTTGTACGCTTTCTTGGCAGCTTTGTTTGAAGAATTAGCAGAGCTTGAGCCCATGATACCACCAAGAAGACTGGTACCAGCGTTAATACCAGCAAGTACTAAACTTGGATCAATGCTCATCTCCAAGCCAGACTCAGCAAGCTGTTCTCCAAGGAGATCAAAATTTTTATTAATCATTAAGCCCTCCTATAGAAACGTGGAGAATAGTTACCTTCCCACATCATTGACACCAACGACACAGGGTATGGATAGTTACTTGTCACTTTAAGTTCAAAATTAGTATTACGTTGGTGGATAGGTACATCAAACACTTCCTCGTCAGTTACAGGATTTGTGTCTCCAGCATAGCGATTAGCTTCAACTGTGTGTTGAATGTTACGCCACTCACTAGACCCATCTGCTTTTACTTTAAAGGTAACGGCACCACCTTTACCAGCAGAAAGTTTGACTCTAGAAACGGTAAGGAGTGCAGTGTAGTCTGCTTCTTGTCTGTTATTACGGAAATAAAACTTGGGAAAAGTTGCCTCTAGTTCATAGTTATAACCAACGATAATACCATCAGCATAACCAGAGAAGTCACCTTTCACTTCAAAATAACGATAACCTGTACTCGTTTCAGTACGTTCAGTAGCAACTGCCCAATAACCTTGATCAGAATCAATCACTGCATCTGTACCTACATCTGCTGTAGGGACTGCTAAAAGCATTACTGCTTCTTTATCTGTAATAGGAGTGTAAGGTACGTAGATTTTAGTTAGGTCGTTTGTACTATCATAAACAACAGCATCAACTGAAGTGTGAGGTTTGACAGGACGTGTAGCCATGTCTAACAAAGGGTCACCATCATAACTGCTGCTAGTTGCAATCACATCACCAGTAGGTAACTTGTCTAGAATTATCTTACCGAGAGTGTATTGATTCTCGTGCTGCATTACCAATACTACAGAGTCGTCAATGATCTGTGCGCTTTGGATAGTACCAGGCAGTTCCCATTTAGTCCAAGCTTGAAATAAATTTTCTTGCCCATTGTTGTAGTACTTGTAAACATAGCAATTAGACGAGCCTCTATCTGAAAGTATGATTGTTGAGTTTGTTGGACTCACAGCTAGTGTGTCTACCGTATTAGGTATCCAATCTACTACAGTTTTACTGAAATCAACAACAACTGGTGGTTGCTCCCTATCACGTAACTCCATAGCAAACATTTTGCTATAACCAAGGACTTTACTAACAAACATACTAGCAGTACCATCAGCAGCAGGAGCAATTGTAGTATCCATTTCGTAGTTAGACATTGAACGGATAGTTGCTGTTCCAGGTGTCAGTACACTACTTTCTGTAGCGTATAGTTGAAACTGTTGACGTGCACTAAATAAGAGCAAACCTTGTGAAGAAGGTAACACGTCAGACAATATGACAGGAGTAACGCTAGATACATTTAAATCGATAGGATCTGAATTAACTTGGGTAAGCGCTGATTTAGCAAACAAGTTATAGGTATCATTAGCTACACCAAGGGTTACATTATCTTCAGATAACAAACCAAATCTGTTGTTGTAGAAAAATGTAGAAGTAATCTTTTTACCGCTATAAGTATGCGGGCTGACACTTGTGTTAACTTTAATAAAAGATGGTGGAGAATTGGTAACATCGTCTCCTGCTAACCTACTTGGCCACGTAATAGGACCAAATGTAAAGGTAGTTGCACCAGTGTTAAGTAAAGCATGTGGCATTGTAGCCGGATTCAAGCCAGTAGAAACATCATGAGCTAGCGTTTCTTGCCAATAACCAGGACCACCTGGATCTAGGTACGCCTTAAATTTTACATAGTAATCATCAGCAGCTGCATCAGTGTTAACAATTTTAACTACATGACCAGTATAAGATTCTAAAGGTAGTTTACTAACATCAGTAACTTCATCTTGAAATGATTCAAGCTGATCGTTAGTAATACCACCTTTAGCTTTTAATGTAAAGGCTACAGGAGTACCACCTGGAGTTGAGTAATCTGTTTTAACTGCATTAGATTCGTTAGTACGTCGGATAACAATACTATTAGAATAACCTTCAAGGTACCAACGACCAGTGTAATCTGAATCATTAGCAGTGTGTTTGGCAAGAATATGTGCCCGTAGTTTATCAATTAAGTGATGGTTTGTGTTGACATCTGTTGAATCATATATCAACATATCATCAAAAGTTTCAGTAGTTTGAGGAGTTACTTTAACTTCATCACCTTGAAGTGTTACAATATAAGGGGCATTGTTAACACCAGTAAGTTTAAGAGTACCTACTGAGTTGGCTACATGTGTACTACTAACACTTAACATATTAGTGTTAACAGTTTTATTAGTGATAATCGTAGTATCTTGAATACTACGGAAGTGGTAATCAGTTTGACTGGTACCAGTTAAATACGAAGTACCGGAGTTAGTTACTGTACAAAATGCACCATCACTTTCCCTCCATACGTAAATGTTTGTACCTTTAATACAGCCAATATAAGAACCAGCTGTAGATCTATTAATAGTAAACCAAGCTGCATCTGCTAGTTCAGTTTTTGTAAAGGCAGTAGTACCATTAGCTTTATACAAAACCTTAGTATGCTTCATACTAGGTCTTTTAAGGAGACCAAAGGTAGGATCTGGGAACCCGTTTACACACTCAGTTAATTGGTTTGGGAGCTTTTGGGTATCATTTTGTGTGGATACACCACCAAGAAAGTTAGGAATTAGTTGAGTAAATGCTGGCATTAGCGTTGCAGGGTATGGTACGGCTGATAGCTTTGATAATAATTTCCACTTTTCGGACTACCAAAGAAAGTGTAGTCACCTTGGTTGCACTCATAATCCAGCGCTTGTGCCCGTGTAAACCCTTCCTTTTGTTGAAGTACTTGATACTGAGTACCATCCCCAATAATACGACTGGACACGATAGCTGCAGCACGTGCTACGATATATGCTTGGATAGGTTGTGGGATATGTTCCCATTCAAAATACCAAATAATATCAACGTAAAGTGTTTCATCAAGCCACGTGTAAGAGTGAGCCTTTTTGTCGTAGAGTTTACCTCCACGGTTAATAGCTTCCCTATCAATGTTTTGAGTATAAGTGGTATTCAAATCCATTTGAAGTACATTAGCAGCAATCTGTACTTCGTTATCAGAATTAGGTGTAATAGGATAATCAAGTTCTTTATTGAAGGCCCAGCCTTCGCTCTGTACCTCACGTGAGACTTCCCTCAGGGTGTTGAGTGCAATCGCAACGTCCGGGTTGGTTTGAGTTTCAACTCTAGTTGTAGCATTAGATTGGGTCAGTGTACGTTCGGATACAGTCTGAGAAATGTTCAGAGTATATGTGTAGGTTACAGGTGTCGTAGATTGTTCTACACCACCAACAGCGATAGAAGTACCAGTTGTCACACCAACACCACCGATGTAGGTTCCTACAGGGATGTTAGCAGTTTCAGTAGTTAGCGTTGTTCCGGAAATAGAACCAGTAAACCGACTGACTTCATTAATGATAATAGTGTCTTCAGTTGTCAACGTGGTTACAGGAGCCTGACCAACTGACGCCAGGATCTGATTAACAGCTTGTAGCTCAGTGTTGGAGCCAGTAGTAGGGAAAGGCATAGTTGCAAATGAGTTTTATTCTCAATAAAGAATTAAAAAAAAGGAGCCCCCGAAGAGGCTCCCAAGAAAAGATAAATCAGAATGCAGAAGGCTTGACGTTGGTAGCATAAAGCTCAACGGCAGCAGCAGGATTCAGGTAGTCAGCGCCCATGGCGAGACGACCCAGGATCACGTCACCCTGATAGATCACGGAGACATCGCCGCTGGTGACTTGCACCTGAGGAGCGATAGCTTCGACACAACCAGCAGCTTCACGCTGGAAGATCAGACCACAGGAGGTAGCGCCCACTTCCAAAGCAGTACCATAATCATTGTTGATACCACCTTGTGCAGTATCAGCATCCTCAAGGGAGTTACCAATGAAGGAGCCAGTGTTGCCAGGATCAGCAACAGCACCGCCGTAGTTCACACCATACTTACCGAAGAACGGAATGTTCATCGACTTGTAGATCTTAATACCGGCGATTTCCACGATGCCCTCGCCGCCTTGCAGAGCGGTACCTTGGACATCACGGTTCACCAAACCATTGGAGCCAACAGCTTGGATCAGTTCGTAGTACTGACGGGGGTTCAGGACGGCAACACGGCCATCGGTAGACACACCCTTCTCGTCCAGAGCAGCAGCGGCATCATAGAATGCAGCAACCAGCTTGGCAGAGTCATAAGCATCAGCTTCAGAGCCGGTACCGGTGCCCACCTGAATCTGAGTACCACCGGGCTCAACGTAACCGGTAGCAGAGATTGGGGAGGCATGACGTGCACCACGAGTGATGGCACGGAAGATGTAACGGTCATACTTCTCAGCAAGAGCGTAACCGATCTTACGAGAGATTTCAGACCGCAGGTCATAATGAGAAAGAGTCTCATCAAGGTCATAGACGAATGCGCTGGAGATCAGCAGATCATCGACCGTGATGGTCTTCTCAGCCACCGGAGGTGCATTGTTGGTATCACCCAGGATGCTGTTACCAGGAGTATGGAACTCACTCTTGGTACGACCGGTGTAGATGAACTGGAGAGATTTGCCGTTCTTAAGGGTACGCTTCATCACCAGATCGCGAGCGATGGTGTTGTGCTGGAAGCCCTTGAACATCTCACCACTAAAAAGCTTGAGATAAAGAGCGCGGGTATCGCCCGCAAGGTTAGCCTGACCCAGCTGAGTAAGCTGAGCGGGGTTCACCGAAGATTGAAAAGCCATTGTTTTTTATAAAGAGGTTTAAGCAAGTTCCTCTGGATCCAGAAGTATTTAGTTTTTATTGTGGTCTATCCCACCGTCTAGACGGCTAGAGGTATCGGCGTACCGGCTCTAACCAATAAGTGAGGAGGGGAATCGAACCCCTCCCAAGTCACCAGATCACTTCTTGTATTCAACACCGCGATAGCGGAGCGCATCAACATGATAACGCTCAGCACGACGACGTTGGGCTTCAAGGAAACGAATAAGATTGATAGACATAGTTCGTACAAGATAAACCTAGCCCCCGTTCCATGACTAGGCGACATGCGACCCGAAGGTTGAACGTACGAATTAACTATTTACCAAGCAGTTTTTTGTAAGCTTCGTTCTGCTTTTGACGAGTGTCAGGAGCTTTACCAGCGGGGGTTCCACCAAAGAACCCACGAAGGAAATCACCAACATTGTCTTTCTTTTTCTTGTTAGGCATAATTTTTAACCAATAGAAGGAGCTTGCAGAGCCACAGGAGTGGACTCAGCGGACGCGAGGTCCAGGGGGAAGTTGTGCGCGTTGCGCTCATGCATCACCTCAAAGCCAAGGTTAGCACGGTTAAGAATATCAGCCCAAGTGTTAATGGTATGACCTTGACGATCAACAATAGATTGATTAAAGTTGAATCCATTCAAGTTAAATGCCATAGTGCTAACACCAAGAGAAGTGAACCAAATCCCCAGGACGGGCCAAGCAGCAAGGAAGAAATGAAGAGAACGACTATTATTAAACGACGCATATTGGAAGATAAGCCTTCCAAAGTAACCATGCGCTGCAACAATGTTATAAGTCTCTTCCTCTTGGCCGAACTTGTAGCCATAGTTTTGAGACTCATTCTCAGTTGTCTCACGTACGAGAGAACTGGTGACAAGACTACCATGCATCGCTGAGAACAAAGCCCCACCAAATACACCGGCAACACCAAGCATATGGAAAGGATGCATAAGGATATTATGTTCAGCTTGGAAGACAAGCATGAAGTTGAATGTACCGGAAATGCCAAGAGGCATCCCATCAGAAAAAGAACCTTGGCCGAATGGGTAGACCAAAAAGACTGCAGTCGCTGCAGCAACAGGAGCAGAATACGCAACAAAGATCCAGGGCCTCATCCCAAGTCGGTACGAAAGTTCCCATTCTCGTCCCAAGTAAGAGAAGATACCGATAAGGAAGTGGAACACGACGAGCTGATAGGGTCCGCCGTTGTAGAGCCATTCTTCAAGGGTATTGGCTTCCCAGATCGGGTACAAATGTAGTCCAATTGCGTTACTGCTAGGCACCACGGCACCAGAGATGATGTTGTTTCCGTAGAGCAGTGAGCCTGCGACTGGTTCACGAATGCCATCGATGTCAACAGGAGGAGCGGCAATGAATGCCAGAATAAAACAGGTAGTTGCAGCAAGCAGACAAGGAATCATCAGCGTACCGAACCACCCAACATAAAGACGATTGTTAGTCGAAGTCACCCAGGAACAAAACTCTTCCCAGGTTGACTCCTGACGGGTAAGTACAGAAGTTGCCATAAAAATTTTGTGTTAGAAATTGCCGACCCACCCACCACATATTTAATTTATCAGAAGCTGTACTTCACGCCAGCCTTAGTACCATAGGAGTTGGTAGCATCAAAGGCAGCAGACAGCTCACCATACACAGAAAGCTTTTCAGTAGCTTTCAGAGAACCACCAACCTTTCCAGTCAGTTTAGTATCGGCTTCACCGTTGTCAGGAGAGAACACAGTAGGACCACCTTGGACATACCAGCTGCCGGTAGCACCAGCACCTTCGTAACCAACGTGGAAATCAGTTGCATGACCGTTGAAGTCAGAACCAGTAAAGCCTGCATTGTTCTCAATGTTGACATAAGGACCAGCCAGAGCAGGTGCAGCAGCCATCAGGGTTGCAGGGAGGATAGCAAGAATTTTCATTTGAGTTTGTTAAGGAAAGAATAGGTGTAATAACCGCGATTACCATAGACACCCCAACCCAACCAATAGTAGGCAGAGTTCATATAGTATTCAACGGTTTGGTGTTTCAATTGAAACGCATGGAGATCATCTCTGAACTCCATTTCATTAATCATGTAGCGTGTCTGCCCCTCCAACGAGGATGGGTCACAACGCCATTGTTTACAGAACGTACCCAATCCATCATAACGATGTTTGGAGGTCCATTGTATGAGCCCGTAGCCCCCTCTCAGGCACTGATCGTAGGGCACGATGGCCCCACCCTCACATACCTTAGGTCGGAAGTTAGACTCTTGTTCGATGTTGCCCAGGAGCACAGCCAGGGCAGTCTTGTCGGTAACTTCAGCACGAGTCTGCAGTTGCTCCAGAACATACTGCTGGGCTGGCGTGCAATCAGGGCAAGTAATCATTTTTTCTTAGCAGTTTTAGCAGCTCGTTTGAAGTTGGCAGCCGTGGGAGCGCCTTTGCTCCCAGGCTTACGCATCTTCTCGCCAGAGCCCTTGGCGATACGCATTCGTTTTGCGTGGATGTTAGCGTAGAGACCTTGTTTAGCCATTACTTTTTGCCCCCTTTCTTAGGGGGACGACCTTTCTTGGTACCGTAAGTTCCTTTACCTTGTGGCATTACCATACTCCAGGAATAATTTGACCAGTTAGTGCGTACGCTCCAAGCGCAGCCATCACACCCAGCATAGCCAGGCGACCGTTAAGCATCTCAGCTTTTTCGTTGTGAGTCACAGTGTAGTTGTCGTCAGTGTACATGGTGGGTTCTTTTGCAAAGAGGTTTTGTTGTCCGTGTTCGTTGGTGGTAACGGTCATTAGAATTGTACGTCAGAGTTTTCAAGTTTGCGAATCACATCACGTCGATACGCAGGGTCACGGTCATAACGAGGATCACTCATAGCCGCCACCAACTCTTGTTGACTACGGAATGATTCATCTTTTGATGCAGATCCACGACCAGTTAGCAGTTGACCGTCGTTACCGACTGAATCGCTGTAACGTGCTTGCAATGCTTGCACTGCAAAAAAGATAGAATCAGGGTTACCGCTAGCCATAACCTTGTCGTACATTTCAATCTCAGTTTCACTGAAATTGTCACCAGCCCATTGAATCATAGACTGGTAAGCTTTTTCACCACCAACCATTTCAAACAATTGACCGGCTTGTTCTTCAGAAAGAAGTTCGACTTCTTCATCTTCAGAAGTTTCTTCTCCTTGCTCTTCTTCTACTGGCTCACCTTCGTCTTCAGATTGTTGGTCTTCTTCACGAGGCTCACCCAGTTTTTGTTGTAGTTCAAGGTATGCTTTTTCAAGGTCGTTTTGATCCTTGAATTTACCAGCAAGTAGCGGTTGCTCTTCACCCTTAAGAGACTCAGCAACCTGCAGGGAGTCTTGCTCATCAGCATTAAATTGAGGCTGATCAGCTGGTGTTTCATTCATTGTAAGTGTTTCAGACATCTTCTTCTGGTGGTTCTTCTTCTTCTAATTGTTCTTGTGGATTTTGAGCCATTAATTGCTCACGTTTTTGTTCAATAGCCGCGAATTGTGGCAGTTGCTGTTGTTCAATTAGAGCTTGCTCCTGTTCCATTGCTTGCTGTTGCTCTGCCTGTTGTTCTTCCAAAGTCTTCACAAGATTAAGTGAATCGATGCCAGAAGCAGCAGCCAAACGTTTAATTACTTCGTCAGTATTAATATACTTAGCAATGGCGTCTGGTCCAACAGTTTGTGCAATAACAGTAAGGAATTGTGCAAGACTTTCACGGTCTTGTCCGCGACCAAGGGCATTGATACCTGCTACAATAGTAGGTTTAACAATGTCACCTTTAGGTAAGCGAGGAATGTCCCCCGTCTTTTGTGCAACATTAAGTTTACGATTTAGATAAGGCACAAGGAACTCAACAGTCAGCAGGGAAAATAACCCGCCAAGTTGTTGTTCCAATTCGAGTTGCGTCATCCTCACCTCTTCAGCTGTAGTGCGTTCCGAGTCCCTAACATTAAGGATAAGGAATGCTTCGCTGAGACGTTGAGTCAGAGAGCCAATCATTTGATAAGCAGTCTGAAAGTCAGCTGTCTTCCCAACCTGTACCACACCAATGTCATCAGGTCGTCCCTGAATAATAGCACCGTTGCCTGCGTTAGCAAGTGTCTGAGGCTTGGTGGTACTGCTTGGGCTGACAGTGAACACTACCTTAGCAGCTGCAGCGGAGCCTTCAACAATGGCTTGTGACAGTGCTTCAAGTGACTTGAGATCACCGATGAACTCCTCAACTCTACCACGTCCGTAGACCTCTCCGTCTACGTGGTTAAATCGTAGCACCAACCAGGGGTTGCTGTCAACAGGAGCCTTACCCATGGACTTGGGTAGCATTTGATCATATACTTCCTGATGCCAGATCCATCTGTTGTTATCCAAGGTGACGTGTGTGTAAATATCACATTCATCATCTCGGCCAGAAGTGTCATCAACTACTGAGGCATATTCACTTTGTTTGAAATCGGGATAAAATTTTTTAAGTAATTTTTTCGAGATTGTTTCTTTTGTTACGATTTCAATAACATTACCGTTACCATCTCTATCAATCACATAGCGGTTAAGGGGATAGAGTTTGAGTCCATCCTTACCCATGAAGATAAGAGCATTACCAGCAACTACCAAATGCTTTAGTGCTTGATGAACGACAACACGATCATCAGAAGCCGCAATGGATTCCATGATAGTGCGTTCAATTTTAGCAAACGACAAGTCAAGTTCTGATCTAATCTGCGGTCCTAACTCTTCAGGAAGATTAATGTCGTTAACCTGGAGTTTAAAAAAGCTGGTTTGTGGTGGTAGCAATGCAAGCATAAGTTTACTTGCAAGCGTCACCACACCTTTAGCTCCAGTAGACTGCCAGGGTGTAATAAGTTTAAGAGCACCTTTAGTAAAGTGCTCATCTTCTCTGATAAGATAAGGTAGGGTTAGATCTGCTGCTTGTCTAGCAGAATTTAGAAACTGTGAACGGCTTGAAGACAATCTGTCATAACGAGATTTAGCAGTCATTAAAGGTTAACCAAATTTGAATTACCAATTGCTAGACCACGGGCGACTTTTGCCCCATAACCAGTAAACTGGTTTTTCCTGGCCTTGAACCCTTGAGTTCCAGCGGTTTCAGGTGCATAACTTGCAGGTTTGATTTGAATAGTAGCTGCCTGTCTAGCACGTTCAGCGTTAGCTGCATTAGCTTCTTGAGTTTTACGAATTTGCTCAAACTTAGCCAGCTGTGCTTTTTGCGCTTTTGTAAATTTAGATTGTTGTGCTTTCAAACTTTTTGAAAATTTGGATTGTTGTATACCAAGTTGTTTTTTAAAAGATTTCTGTTGAGCAGCACGTAGACCTTCGGAAGTTTTAAGGTTAGCTTGGTGTTTTTCCTGTTGTTGAGTAATTATGTTTTTAAAACTTTGTGATTGCTTATTTAACGCTTTCAAATAAGAAGATTTTTGGGTTCCAAGAAGTTTTGTGTAATAATTTCGTTGCTTTTTAGTGTTTTTTCGAAGAAGTAAATTTTGTCTTTTAAAAGCAGCGCTTTGCCTTTTAAAAGCAGCGCTTTGTTTTTTAAAAGCACTTGTTGTTCGTTGGTTCCTTTTAAGAGCAGCTTGTTGCCTCTTTTTTAAGTTACCAATTGACAAACCATACTTTTTAGTTAAAGTTCTAAGTTGCTTTTGGTACTTAGCCCGCATTGCCTTAAAAGTTTTCTGGTTTGAAGCCCTAAAACCCTTAAGTTTAACTTCTCTGGCTTTAACTTCTTTCTTACGTTCAACCTGAATTTTTTTTGCTGTCGGAATCTTACGCTTATTAATTTTTTTTGTTAATTTCTTAATTCTTTTAGAATAAGAAGTAGTAACTGGTTTGCGTTTAGGTTTAGGTTTAGGTTTTTTAACTGGACCACGGCCTTGACTAACCAGAGAAGCTAGTCGTCGTCTGTTAAGAGTACCACCATGTTGGTAACCAAAATAAGTACCAGCTTTATGCCAAGCAGCTTGGAGGGTATTTCCTGCAAATGTTGTACCAGTACCTGAACTCTTACTAGAACCTCTATAACCATAGAAGTCGCTATGTGATTGATTCCAATTTTTACCGCCACGTACTGATTGGGCCATTTTCTTACGTAGGGCGGCACTAATACCAGGAATCTTATATTTATAAGCCATTACGTTTCTTCCTCCATATAATTAACGACCCACTCAACGACGCTACGCTGACCAGATCGGTACATGATTTTTTCCATTGTATCTTCAGGTGTAGGATTGGTGGGTGGAAAGGTTTCTTGAAGTTTAGCGAGCATGGCGTTAGCAGTCATACCGCGAACGTCAAGAAGACTTAGATCAGGCATATTGGGGGAGGTTTACGTTTGAATGCTCAAAGAATGCAGGCATTCTAGCAGACTTAGTTTCGGAAAGCTCAGGAGCTTTACCCTCATACATTAGCCGATCGCTAGAATCAAGCCAAAATTTTTTGT